ATGCAGAACCACAAGACTCGCTCTCGGGTCGAGCGGCACCTCGCCTGGCTCCTCGCTACCACTCCCGCAGCCGCCACTCCCCCGCCCGGCGCTGACGCCACGCTGGTGAAGGTGGACCTGTTCTACCCCGAGGATGCCGATCCGGGCGCGCTCAAGCGCAACGCCTCGACGTAAAACGCGACCCATCGCCGACGCGGCCCGACTCTGAACCGGGCGAGGTGCAGATGCGCCAGTTCTCCACAGGTCCGGTTCGGTGGCACTGCATCTTGTCGGTGGTCGGGTGCACACTCGGGACTGAGGTGTCGGCACGACCGGGCTTGCTGGCCGGCAGAACCCCGCTACGACGCGGGGCTGCGGATGGAAGGGACGTGAGGATGATGCGAACCTCGACCAAGCTGATCCGCCTCTGTGCGGTCATCCCCGCCGCGCTCGCGGGCACCTTCATCGCAGTCATGGCTCTCGGGTTCTTGCCCGATGCCGGGGTCCTGGCCACCCTCGCCTGCACGCTGATGGTCTCGCTCGTGCTGGCCACCGGGCGGTGGGAGGCCCCGTTCGCCCGGATCTTCGGCTTCGCCCGCGGGCTACGCCCGGGCGAGCGCGGTGCCCTCGGCGCGCCGCTGGAAGAGCTCAGACTCCGCGGGCTGGCGCCGGGCCGGATCCTGGTGCGGCTCACTGACACCGGCGGGCTGCCTGCTGACTGGATCGGCAGGTCCACGGTGGTCGTGGAGCCAACGTTGATCGAGGGGCTCTACGAGAACAGGCTCACCCGCGAGGACGCGGCCTGCGCGATCGGGCATGCGGTGGCCAGCCAGAGTGTCGGCCCGGCACGGTTCGACCTAGCCGCTCGACTCTGGGCGTTTCCTTGGACGATCCTCCATGCCATCGTTCGTCAGATCGGCTACGCGTTCTCGTGGGTGCCGGCTTCCGGATTCGCCTGGAGCATGCGGTTCGTCATCGGTGTGATCGTGGTCGTGCAGGCGTTCCAGCCCGGCGGCGATAAGGCGATCGGGATCGCGGCCGGTGTGCTGATCGCGGTCAGCTACATCGCACCCGCCGCCGATCGGCACTGCCGCCGAGCCGTGATCCGCCGTGCCGACGAGCTCGTGACCCACGCAGGCCTGGCCGGGTCGCTGGTCTACTACGTGAAGTCGATGGACCCCGACCCGAGGGAACGCGTCCACCGCATCAAGGAGGCCTACCAGGCGAGGCAGCGGCACGCGGAAGACGCCGATCGGTCCACCGAGCACGACGCTGGGGCTGGTGCCCTGGTGCTGATCCACCCGACCGCGCTCCGATGACAACCGGAAGGACCGGAACACGCCATGGACGACCTGCACCTGCAAGCCGACCTGTTCTTCGGCCCCTGCAACGACCCCGACTGCCCCGGCGCAGTTTTTTCGGATGCTCAGCGGCCCCGCGTCGACCTCGAATGGCCGACCAAGGACTATCTGCATCTGATCCGCGGAGGGCGTGATCAGAGTGGGTTCAGCGGAAGCGAGTAGTCACCGCCCCACTGGGGGCCTACTCGAGCGTGCGGAGCCACTCCCGCAGGGCCCGTGTGGCGCGGGTGTCGTCCTCGTTGTAGCGCAGGAGGGTCGTCCATGCCTCGGCGCTTCCGTCGCGTGCTTGCTTGATGAGGTCGTACGTGTCGGCGCCGGTCATTCCGTCGTCGCGCCAGGTGAAGCCAGCCAAGTGGCTCGAGCAGTACATGCTGTCGTCCGAGTCCGATCCGCACGCCGCTGCCGAGGCGACAGCGGAGTGGCTTGCAGACGACAAGGTGCACCTGTCCCACGGCCGGGCGATCACTCGTGACGACCTCAAGGCACGAGGCCTGAAGGTCGTCGAACTCGAGGCAGACCCGGTGCTCCAAGACCGGGTTTTGACGGTCCACCACATCACGGCGCACACGTTCGCCATGACTCCCGCGATCAAAATGATCGAGAACAACCTCGGACGCCGGTTCGTCCAGAGCGGTGGGCAAGTGATCATGCCGCCCTTCATGCAGCCCCAGCCAATGCCAGGTCAGCCCTAGCCGCTTCGTGGAAATACGCGAAAACCACCCCGCCACCAGAAGGTGACGGGGCGGTTTTCGCGTTCGGCGATCGGGGCGTACCCGGTCGATAGAGGCGATTTAGAAGCCCTCGACCAACTGCCACGCCACGACGCTCGTGTCGGTGGCGTCAGCCGAGGTGATCGTGAACGAGGTTCCGTTCACGCGCGCAGTGACGGCGATGGCCTTCGGCGTCGTGACCGTGCCGAGAGACTGAACCGTGAGCTGGATACGCGTGTTGGCCGTGACCGAGGTGTTGGCGACGGTCACGGTTCCGCCAACGAGAGTTGACACGCCCGAGCGAGCGTTCGCCCCCTCCTTGATCCGCAGGCCCTTCCCGGCCGTCACGACGAACAGGTCGCCGGTCATCGCGTAGATGCCTGCGCTCTTCATGTGGGCCACTTCGACCCCGGCTTGCAGCACCTTCGCTACGCCCGTACCCCCGGCCAATAGCAGGAGGTCGGAGTTCATCGCGTTGTCGATGTCGCCGTAGTAGATGGCGTTGCCGCCGCTGACGAGACCGATCCGTCGTGACGTGCCACCACTGTCCTTGAACCGGAACGCGGTGTTGTTGTCAACCAGGAACCCGCCGCCGAGGGTGGCGAGCGCGGTCTCACTGATCGCAGAGTTGGCGGTCAGCGGGAGGTTGTTGCGGCGCACGATGCTGGCGCCGAGGGTGCCGCCACCGCTGAGCGCCGTCGTGTACGGGTTGGTGCACGAGACGAAGCGGACCGCCTCGATGAGGATGTTGTCGGCAGCGAAGCCGCCAACGATTTCGAGCTTGACGCCGTCGGTGAAGCCCTTGATCTCGCCCCCGACCACGCTGACGTTGGTGGCAGGACCGAGGCCGCCCGAGGTGGTGACGAGGATCCCCTGACTTCCGGTGGAGCCCTCCTTGCGGATGACGTTGCCGATGAGGGTGCAGTCGCCGCCCGTGCTGACGCCGTACTCGGGCACGTAGAGGAGGTTGCCCGCCACCAGCTCGCCGCGCGACGTGCTCTGGAGCTGGATGCCGCGGATCGGGCCAGCGAGTCCCGAGGCGAGGCCGCGCACGATGTTGTTGGAGATAACGGTTCGCTCGACGCTGTCGTTGGTCACGATGCCCGACAGGCCGCCGCCTCCGGCGTAGCCTCGGCCGCCGATGCCGTCGCCATCGACCACGTTGCCGTCCACGACGTTCTCGGCCTTGGAGCCGGCGACCTCGATTCCCCACCAGTTCCATCCGCGGACGGTATTGCCGCTCACGGTGGTTCGCCCGGCGTTGCCGAGGCTGATGCCCATGCTGCCGCCGTCTGTGACGTTGCCGGTGATGGTGCCGCCGTCTGCGGTGGTCAGCTCGATACAGATGGGCGAGGCCGACGCGTTCGTGGGGTTGCGCGGCATCTTGACGATGTTGTCGGCGATCACGGCGCGACGGAACGGGTACGCGTTATTGCCGCTCCCGATCCACAGCCCGGCGTCGGTCAGGTTGGCCGCCTCGTTGGAGCGGTCGACGTAGCACTCGGTAATCTCGCCGTCGCTGGCCTCGGTGGTGCCCGTCGAGACGTACAGGACGGCGGCGCCCTTGGTGTTGAAGAACTTGCTTCGCCGGACGGCGCATCGAGAGCCGTACAACTGGATGCCGTAGCCGAGGGTCTCGCGTACCGTCAGTCCCTCGATGGTGATGTCCGTGGCGCCCTGGAGGGTGTCGTAGATGCCGGCGGCGTTGGCGCCGCCGCCACGGTTCCCGTCCAGCTCACCCGGCCCCTGGATGGTGATGCCGTTCGCGCCGATGTTGATGACGTTCTGCGTCACCCCGTTAGCCACGGTGAGCACGGCGTCGGCCTCCAGCACCCACCGCTGGTTGGCCTTGTTCAGCAGCAGGCCGTTGAGGACATACCGACCCGCAGGGACGATCACGGTGCCGTCAACGCCCGCGGCGTCGCGGGCGTTCTGGAAGGCGGCGTGGTCGCTGGCCGACCCGTCACCGACGGCGCCGTAGTTGAGGACGTTCTTGCCGTTGGCACGAGCAAACGAGGCAAAGAGCGCTTTCCCGTCGACCGTCGTCGGGTCGGCCAGGACCGCGGTCCAGAACCCCTCCTCGGTCGCGTCGAAGCTCGAGCGGGTGGTGCGGTTGGCCGTCGACTTGATGTACGACCCGTCGGGCGCCTGACGGACCGCGCCAATGGTCACGGCCGTCGTCGGCGCCCACGCCGCGGAGCCGGGGCCGGGCAGGCCCTGCTGCCCCTCGGGAATGGTGAAGTTGAACTCCCGGTCGGGCGCCGTCCCCGAGAGCGTGACGTCGGCGTCCGTCCCCGGGGCGCCCGTCGTGACCGTCCCGATGCTGAGGCCGTTAATGTTGGCCTCGGTCTGCTCGGCGTACCCCTGGGCGTCGTCGACGTACCCCTGGATCTCGAGGGTCTTCGCCGTCGCCCACACCGGGTCCAGGTAGTCGACCTCGATCCGGTCCGCGAAGTTCGAGTCCGCGCTGAGCGCGAACCAGCCCGAGTCGACCAGAGCCATGCCCTTGGAGTCCCTGCCCGGCAGACCGTCCGGGACGCGGCCACGGACCCGGTACTGCCGGTTCTCGGCCGGCTGGATGTCGGCGCTGTCGGTCGACACCAGCGTGATCGTCCAGGCGCCGTCGTCGTCGACGGTGATGATCTTCCCGCGGCCGGTCATCCACCGGTTGTTGGCGGTGTCGATCAGGCCCTGGCGGGAGTTCGGCTCGATCCAGAGGTGGACGGTGTCCTGGGGGTCGAGGCCGAGGTCGGTGATGTTCCCGGTCAGGGTGACGGTGGTGACGGACACGGAGCATCTCCTCCAGGTGGTGGGGCGCGGGTCAGATTGGGGCGGGGGTCCAGAAGTGGAGCGCGAGCGCGATGACGATCCCGATGCCGATGACTGGGTGCCGGCGGTTCAGGGTCGTGATGGTGGGGACGCGGCCGGTGGTGATCGCGGCGACCTCGTAGGCGCACAGCCCGGCGACGACGGCCTTGGTGAGCGGGGTCTCGGGGATCGTTGGGCGGAGCATCAGCGGGCCCGCCGGACGTCGTGCAGCCAGAGCAGGTAGAGGCTGGCGCAGGCGCCGAGCTGTGCAGCGGCGAAGGAGAGGCCTACCCCGAGAAGAAGGCCGGCGTGCCGGCCCACGGGTGGGCTACTCGACGACGCTGGGGTCGTCCTTCGGGCCGGTGCCCGAGGTGATGACCGAGGTGAGGTAGGACAGGACGGCGCCGCCGAGGGCGAAGCTGCCGACGGTCTCCCAGTCGGCGTGCATGGCGTCGAGGCTGGCCGCGCCGCCGAGGGCGAGCACGGCGGCCTGGGCTGCGGACTTGACCGCGCGCTCGCTGGCGCGCTTCCAGAACTTCTTCGTGAACATCAGTGCTCCTTTGGGTGGGTGAGGCTCACGCGCGCCCACTGGGCCTCGTGGCCGTCGATGGTGAGGTCGATCGACCCGGTGTCCTCGACGCGCAGCTGCGCGCCGTCCGGGTGGGGGACGAACCGGATCCAGTCGAGGCCGTGGTGTGCCAAGGTCCGTTCGGCCGGGTGCAGCAGCGGGAACGAGCGGCGGTTGACGTCGCTGAACCACACCGCCGAGCAGCCCTGCGCCTGGTGGTAGTCGATCCGGTCGACGTGGGCCCGGCGTACGTCGCGCCACCGGCTGAGCAGCCGGGGATCGTTGCGGGGGTAGTGCACGTCGAGGAACGCGAGCTCGGCCCCTGATGCGTGGGTGGCGACCGTGTCGGTGATCGTGCGGGCCGGTGAGAGCCCGACGCGGCCGATCTTCAGCCCGGCCGCCGCCTTGACGACCTCGTCGTGCTCGATCTTCCAGCGGTCACCGAACGCGATCGGCTCCCGGGTGTCCCAGCCGGCCCAGGTGAACCCGTTGAGGACCCGGCGCAGCCCGTGGTGCTCGTTGGGGGTGTCGGCCTCGTCGATCTCCTGGAACCCGATGACCGTGCCGCGGCCGGCCTCGTCGTCGATCGCGCGGACGTTGCGCAGGAATTCGGCGGTGTTAACGTGCCGGCCGAGGTTTGCGGTGACCAGGAGGACCACCGTTCAGCCCTCGTCCTCGCCGTCGAGCTCGGCGCGCATCGCCTCGAGGTCGGCCCGGGTGGCCTGGCCGGTGGCGATCGCCTTGTCGAGGCGCTTGCGGAGCCGTGTGGTCTGCGCGCGCTGCCGCTGCCGCTGCGCGTCGAGCCGGGTGACCGCCTGCTCGGCGGCCTTGCGGGCGGCCGCGGCGTCGGCCTGGATCGTGTCGAGCTGGTCGGCGTACTGAGCCATGTCGTCCTCCTGCTGTCGTGCCCACTCGATGCCCTGCTGCCAGGTGCGGCCGGAGAGCGGGCGTGGTCCGGGGTCGGGAAGGTCTCCGACGAGACCGTCACCGTTGTGGTCGACCGCCCACTCCTGCGCGAGCGCGGCCTCGGTGCGGTGCGGGCAGCCGCGGAGCCCGCAGTGGACGTGCTCGTCGCCGCCGGCGCCGTCCCAGTTCGGGAGCCGGCGCCAGGTCGGGTCGGCACCCATGTCGCGCATGACGCGCACGCACTGGTCGGCCAGGCTCCCGGTGAGCCAGAAGTCGGTGACGCCGCCGCCCTTGCGCAGACCAGCGCCGGACGGGTCGCCGTGGGTGTTGCCGGACTTCTCGTAGAGACCGATCAGCTGGGCGATCGCGAGGTTGCCCTGGATCAGGCCGAGATGACGTAGGTAGGCCTCGAGTTCGGGGATCCACGCGGCTTGGCAGGGGCAGGCTGGGAGGCCGCGGAAGTCGACGGCGTACGGGGGCAGAGACATCAGCACTCGCTCCAGACGCCGTGCTCGACGTAGCCGTGCCAGCTCGGGCCCCCAGGGCCCTGTTCGATCAGGACGCTGTTCGACGATCCGTCCCCGGGTCGGATGCTGATCGTGCCGTCGTCGTGCTCGCGCACGGTGTGGATGCTGAGCATCCCGTACAGGCCGTTCGGCGTGACGATGCCCCACACGGTGTTCGTGAGGTTACCGTTCTCGGGGCTGGTGCCGTGCTTGAGCACGTCCGGGGTGAGCGGCACCGCGGGGTCCTTGCGGGACATGACCTTCCAGTACGAGCCCGGCTCAGGGATGCCGCCGGGAACTGGGAATTCGCCGAGGATCGTGTCTGGCTGGCGTCGTCCTTGCACGGGTGCCTCCTTCGGGCAGGCGGAGAGGGCGTCGAGCAGTAGCGCGACGCGGACGCGGGTCCCGAGACGCAAGCTCAGGTCTGGCGAGCTTCGCGATCTTCGTGGCGCTGTCGGACGAGAGCGCCGTACTGGTAGACCACCGCGGCGAAGACGTACCAGTAGCCGATGGTCTCCGCGATCGCGAACCCGCCCTCAGGGGCTGCGAACGACCACTGCGGCCACCCGGCGGAGAAGACGTGCATGGTCAGGAGGTCCAGGACGATCGCAAGAGCGGTCGCCTTGTTGAACAGCGCTCGACCCACACGGTCCCGCCACCACTGCCCGGCCCCGAAAGGCCGAACCGCGTACTGCACCGCGAACAAGGTCTGCGGCAGCGCCGCCAGCAGCAGCGGCGCGATCGGCCAGAACGCGATCATCCCTGTCCCCTCCCGGCGAAGATCCGCTTGGCCGTGATCGTCCAGTCGTTGAGCCGGATCTCCTGGTCGATGCGCGCCAGCCCTTCCGCTAGCGGCGTCCAGTCCTCGTGCACCCGATAGAGCTTTCGGCGCGCCTCCTGCAGCCCGCGCTCCGCGGACGCTGTCCGGCGGCGCCATGGCAGCCAGCGTGTGTTCACGACGAATCGCCTCCCGAGGCGCGTTCCTGACGGACCTGCTCGCCGGCGACGTGGAACTTCTCCAGCACCTCGGCGACCTGGGGCAGCACGCGTAGTGCTGCGTCGACCTGCTCGTCGCGGATCCGCATGGCACCTTCAGCGGTCTCCGCGCGCTTCTCGAGTGCCTCGGCTTCCCGGCCGGTCCGCAGGTCACCCTTGATGAGCGCCCGGAGACCGAAGACTATGATCCCGATGGCCACGACGGCGATGTAGGCCCACGGGTTCTGCAGCGTGCCGACGATGGGGCCAAGGGGATCCCCGAGCGAGGCGCCGTCCATTCAGACCTCCCCGAGCTGGTAGTTCGCCGTCGCGACGGCGAGCGCAGCGACGTTCTCGACCGACGGTTCCGCGGCGACCGCAGCCCGCTTGGTGCGGATGTCGTCGCGAGCGGCCTCGTCGACGTCGTCCAGGGAGTCCATCCGGTGCTGCACCCGCGCGACCTGCTCGGCGGTCAGCTCGCCGTCGAACGTGACCGCGGTACCGGCTCCGCAGGGGCCGATGTCCAACGCGGGCACGTCGGTGATGTCGGCGAAGTCGTCGAGGTCGAGGCGGCGTCGACGACACCGGCCCTCGACCACGGTCACGTCGCTCATGCGGTCTTCGCCTCCATCTGCGCGAGCCGCGCGGCCTGCTGCGCCACGACCTCGGCCTGCGTGCGGGCGAGACGCCCCAACGGCGTCAGCGCGATCGTGCCGGCGCCGTCGGTGTACGACGTCGCGCCGATCACCCACTCCAGGCCACCCAGCGACGGGGCACCGTCGGAGGTCAGGGTGCCGTGGTGGCGGACCCGCTGGGTGCCTGCGGCGACCTGCCAGAACTCCGGCGGCACCCCGCCCGGCGTGGTCAGCCGCGCGCGCGTAACCTCGACGCCGTCGGTGAACGCCGGCCGCGCCTTCCGGTTCGCCAGCAGCGCGTCCCCGATCGTCTCCGACGCCGAGAGCCCCAAGCTGGACAGGTCGACTGGCTCCTCCCGCGGACCCCACCGCTCAGCCGCGGCATCGTCGGTGACCGACGTGCGCCCCGACGAGTAGGTGATGATCAGCGTCGAGGCGTAGTCGTCGTCCGCGGTCGGCATTGCCGGGACCTCCGGGGAGATCGCCCAGTCGACCTCGGTGGGCAGGTCGTACACCAGCACCTGACCGTCAGGGGTCACCCGCCACTGCTGGCCGGTGGACGCGCAGTAGGCGTCGAGGGCGTTGCTGATCGACCCGGAGGTGACGGTGAACGTCGTGGAGATCGAGAACGGCCGCGTCCAGGGCAGCCCGCGGCCGATGGCGGCGTCGATCGCGTCGTCGATGGTCTTCGACGCGTCGGTGAAGCAGGCGTCGAACTTCTCCCCGAGCCGGTGCAGCCCGTCAGCGGTGAAGTGCCAGGCGTTGCGGTCAGGCTCGGCCATCACCCCGGACCACACGCACAGGGGCCCGGCGTACACCTTCACCAGCGCGCCCTGCTCGAGCGCGGGATGGGTGAACCCGACCGGCAGGCCCATGTCCCACTCGGCGGCCAGCGGGCCACGCATCGCGGTCGTGTACGACACCGGCGAGATCGCGCCGTTCGGGACGATCGAGTGCAGCGGGTAGCCGTCCGACTTCACTGTCAGCATCAGGACTCCCCGACGATGTTGGTGTGCGCGCTCTCGTAGTACGTCGCCCAGACCGCGGCGTTCGCGCCGCCGGTGTTCGCGGTGAACACCGTCACCGACGGCGGGGTGAACGGGTGCCGCATCCACGACCCGGCCGACTCGCCGGCGAAGTAGGCGTCGGCCTGGCCGGCGGCGGTGCCCAGCCAGATCGAGGGCGCCGGCCGGTCGATCGACGCGGACTTGATCCACAGGCGGCTGTTCGCGGTCCCCAGTGCCGCGGCGGTGCCGGCGCCGCAGTCGACGAGCGTCAGGCCGGTGTCGTCACCGAGGGGGATGAGGAACATCTCGTCGTACTGGACCGTGGAGCCGCTCATGCTGAGCACCGAGAGCTCCACCTGGGCCGTCGACCCTTCCGGGACGTCGGCCGGGGGGAGGGTCAGGCTGGCGAGGATCTGGAACCCGGACTCGGTCTGGACGTTGCGGTTCCGGGTCGTCTTCGTGCCGATCAGCGTCCCGGTCGCCAGCCGCGTCGACGCCGTCACCTCGACGTCGGTGAACGTGTCGGTCACCGGCAGCGCGAGGAGCAGGTACCCGCCGCGGGGCATCCCCTGGGTGGGGATCCGGAACACCTCGGGGACGGTGGTGTCCACCGTGGACTTCTTCCCCGACACCCGTGAGCCGTCCGAGGTCTCCGACCCGCCGCCGGACACCCGCCGGATCCGCAGGTTTGGGATGAACCCGCCAATCTCGAGCGCCGGGTGGGAGAGGATCAGCACCTTCCCGAGCCCGAGCGTCTCGTGCTCCATCGCCAGCGACGCCGGGGACGGTGCCGACCCCTTCACCGCGATCGTCCGCAGCGCCTCACGCCCCGGGGTGGCCGCGGTCGACGGCGCCTGATTGGTCGAGGTGACGTTGTCGATCTGGTGAGTCGCCGAAGCGAGCGACCCGCCGCCTGTCGCGTAGACGTTGGTGCCGTCGACGTGGATCTTCAGCTCGGCGACCGATGCGTCGGTGCACTGGAAGTACCACCGTGTCGTGCTGCCGGTGGTGGTGAACGACGCCAGGTACTCCAGCGCGACACCGTCCGCGAAGGCCGACGCCTGGTGCCACGACGCCTGACCACCAGCCTGCGGGGTCACGTCGAAGTACAGGTAGTTCTCCGTGGCGAACCACGTCAGCGGGGAGGTGGGCGTGTAGATGAAGTCCGCGGCCGACAGGTACGACACGCCGCTCCAGAACGGATCCGCCGTCGTCGACACCGTCTGCCGCAGCGTGCCGCCCGACGCGGTCACCGCCGCGGTGCCGGTCCAGTCGGTCGCGGACGTGCCGTCCGCGATCGTGTGCGACGCCGGCGTCACCCCAGACGCCAGAGCGGCGACCGTGGTCAGGACAGCGGCGCGCGCGAACGACAGCGACCGGAACGTGACCTGCCAGACCCGGTACCCGTCCAGGTCCTTGATGTCCCAGTCGTCGCTCTCCACGAGCTCGGGGTCGGCCAGGGTGACGTCGTACACCGACGTCGCGCCGAACCCGTCGGGCGGGGTCCAGGCGAGCTCGTTGCGCACTTTGCGGCACTCGAGGTCGAGTTCCTTCTCGACCCGGCTGACGACCTTGGAGTTCCCGGCGCGGATGCCGATGATCAGGGACTGGTCGCGGTTGTCGTGGCGGATGACCTGCTCGATCGACCCGTTCTCGAGCATGGAGTCGACGACCTTGGTGACCGGGACCGGCTTGCCGCGGCGGAACGTGAGGACCTTGATGTCGCAGTCCTCGCGGGCGCCCGGCGTGCAGTCGAACCCGCCGAACCGCAGCCCCCAGGTCCCGCTCACCACGACCCCACCACCCGCAGGCGGTTGCCGGTCGAGGACGCGCCGTTCACCTTGTCGCCCACGTGGTCACCGGTCTCCTTCGGGTTGCTCTGCGCGAGCTGCTCGAGGTGGCGCAGCCGGTGGTTCGTCTCGTTCAGCTGCTTCTCGTGGCGCTTCGCGATCGCCTCCATCGACCGCAGGTAGCGGTTCGCGTGGTTGAGCTCGGCGCCGTACCGCTGGAACGCCGCGACGTCGCCGAGCTGGTTCGCGCCCCGCTCCCGGACCCCGTACAGGTGCTGGTACTCCTTGAGCATCTGCGGGTCGGCCAGCAGCGCCGCCAGCTGGTCGTTCGACGCGTTCTGCTCGGCGTACGACAGGGCCGCGCCGTGCAGGCCGGCGCGGCGCAGCGGCCGGTAGAGGCGGCGGGCCTCACGCTGACGGGCGATGTCGGCCTTGAGGATGTCGGTCGGGGACTGCTGCCCGGTCGTGTTCAGCTGCTGCTGGGCGAGCGCCCACGCCTGCTCCTGGGCGGCGGTGTCGAACGTCGTCGGCGCGTTCAGCGAGACGTTCATCTGCTGCTGGGCGAACAGGTCCGACTTGAACCGGTCCGCGATCGACTCCTTCAACGACTTCATGTCGTCGAGGACCGCGTCACGGTGCTGCTTCGCCGCGTCGGCCGCCTTCTGGTCCCGCTCGACCTCCTTGTTCAGGAGCTTCGACCGGATCTCCAGTTCCTTCTTGCCGAGACCGGCCAGGTCGAACAGGGACTCAGACGCAGCATCCGCCGCCATGGCCGCGGCCGACATCGCCGCAAACGCGGGGGTTCCGCCCGCTCCGACCTGGGCGTACTGCGGCCCTGTCGTCGGGCCGCCGGACGCCAGCCGTCGGGCGTTCATCGCGAACATCGTGTCGAGGCCGTAGTGGTCCACAGCCGCGGCCGACATCATGAACTCGCCGCGCGAGGCCATCACCGGCACGGAGTCCGACGTCTTCGTGCCCGGCCCGTAGATCGGGCCACCGGACGCGCGCTGGGCGGCGATGTTGCCGAGCTTCTCGGTGTACCCGCGCTGGATCGTGTCGATGTAGGTGCGGGCGACCTTGCCGTCGAGCCGCGACAGCATGTCCCCGATCGACGTGATCGCCCGGCGTGCCTGGGAGTCGTCGACGGTGATCTTCTTCGGGGGGACCTTGAAGTCGACGTACCGCTTGATCTCTGCCTGGCCGTCGCGCCACGCCTTGTTCGCGCGCCGCAGCTCGGCGTCGGTGGCGTTGGCCAGCTGCTTCATCCGCAGCGCACCCTCGGGGCCGGCCTCCTGCAGCGACTTGATGAGGCCCCTGTCGAGACCCTCGTGGGCGGCCTTGATCGCGTTGAGGCGGAAGTCGCGCAGGGCGTCGGCCTGCTTCTCCAGGTCGCGGAGCCACCCGCTGAGCGACGTCTTGGAGTCGTTCAGCGAGTCCCCGAGGGTGACGAACCCCTCAGCGGTCCCGCGTGCGGCCTCGCGCTGCTTGCGGAGCTCGTCGCGGAGGTCCTTGGCCGCGGCCTGGGCCTTCTGCTGCGCGACCTTGAGGTCATCGGTCGCGCCCGCGGCCTCCTTCGCGGCCTCGGCGCTGAGTGTGGCCGCGTTGGCCTGCCCGTCCAGCGCCTCCTGATAGTTGGGAAGCAGGCCGAGCAGCGCCTTGGTCTGGTCCGCAGACAGACCCTGTGCCGTCGTCACCGCCTCTAGCGCGGCCGCGGCGTCGTCGGGACTCCCCTGGACGACCAGATTCGCGAGCGCCTCGTCGAGCGCCTGGATGTCGGCCGTCGCTTGCCGAAGACCCTTCGCGTGCGCGTCCCACGGAACAATCGGGTCTGTGATCCCGGACATGAAGTCGCTGAACGACTCCTGGTTGCTCTTGTCCGTGAGCCGGTCGATGCTTCCGCCGAGATCGTCAAACTCGCTACTCAGGGAGCCGATCTCGCCCGACTTCAGTTCCAGCAATTGCTTGGTCAGAGCATTGGTGCCCGGCAGGGCGTCGTCGATCGCCTGCTGCAGGGCCGTAATGCCTGCGCCAGCAACGGCCAACACCGCGAGGGCAGCGCCCGCCGCACCGAGCAGCTTCATAGCCGTGCTGGTCTTGCCGGACGACGCCCCCAGGTCGTCGAGTGCCTGGCGGGTGTCGTTGATGCCCCGGACGACCTTCGACCCGAACCACGCCGCCCCACCCGTGATCGCGACGATCGCCAACAGTTGCGTCACTGTCCCCTGGATCGGGCCCGGAAGTTCATTGAAAAGGTTGACGAGCTTCGTGGCGTCCTGCACCAGGCCCCGCAGCGCCCCCTGCGACCCCTCGCCGGCCCCGATCAGCGCGGTCTCCAGAGACCCCTTGAACTGCTCGAGGTCGCCCTTGAGGTTGTCCATCCGGGTCGCAGCGGTCTCGGCGGCGTACCCGGCGTCGTCGACGTTCCCGGTCCACCTGGTGATGCCGTCCGCGCCCTGCTCGTAGAGCACGGAGGCGGCCCGGATCGCGTCCGAGCCGAAGATCGTGGCCAGCGCGGAGTCCCGCTCGGCCTGGGTCTTGTCCTGCAGGGCGGCCTGCAGCTGCCCGGCGACCGAGGCCATCCCGACGAAGTTGCCCTGCGCGTCGTACGCCTGGATGCCCAGGTGGGCCATCAGGTCGGCCGACTCCTTGGTCGGGTTCGCGAGCCGCAGCAGCATCGTGCGGAACGAGGTGCCGGCGTCCGAACCGAGGAGCCCGGCGGAGGCGAACGCGGCCAGCGTGCCGGTGGTCTCCTCGATCGAGACACCCATCTGGGACGCGACCAGGCCCGACTGCTTGAGCGCGAACGCCATGTCGGAAACGTCGCCCTGGGCCTTGCCGGCCGCCGCCGCGAGCAGGTCCGCGATGTGGGGGACGTCCTGGCCCGACAGCTTGAACTGGGTCATCGCCGTGGCGGCGACCTCGGCGGCATCGGCGACCTCGAGCCCACCAGCTGCGGCCAGATCGAGGGCACCCGAGAGGCCACCGCCGAGGATGTCCTTCGCGGAGACACCGGCCTTCGCGAGGTTCTCGATACCGGCGGCTGCCTCAGAGGCGGAGAACGCGGTGTCAGCGCCAGCCTGGATCGCGGCCTCACGCAGGGCGTCGAGGCTGCTGCGGGCGTCCTCGCCGGTCGCGGCGACGTGCGACATGGCCTCGTCGAAGTTCGCCGTCGTCCCGACGATCGCCGCGAGACCGGCCGCGGCGCCGAGAGCCATCTTCCCAGCGGTCCCACCGAGCTGGTCCATCGCCCGACCGGCGGACCCGGTCCGCCTCTCGGCCTGATCCATGGCCCGACCGAACTCGGCGCCGAACTCCTTGGAACTGCGGATCGCCTGGGCGGTGTCGAGGGAGAGTCGTACGACGACGGAGCGGGACTCACCGGTCATCGGGCACCTCCCTCGGCGTCGGTTCTGCTAGTCGTCGGTGGTGGTGAGCCCGAGCCGGAACGGCGGCAACGGCCGTGCGGCGAAGTCCCGGGTGACCCGCGGGACGGCGTACTTGACCTTCTCGTCGCCGCCCTCCCGGGCGGTGCACGCGAAGCACACGTACACGGAGGCCTCGTAGTCGCCGTCCATGTCGGAGTGCCACGCCACCGACCGCGGCTGACCGCACCGGCACAGGTCGGCCTCGTACAGGTCGAGGCCGAGGAGGAGTCCCTGGTCCTCGGGGGTCCAGGCGGGCGACTGGATCGACGAGGTGGGCCGGTCAGGGTGGTCCGGGTCGTCGTAGACGTAGGTCGTGGTGACCAGGCGCAGGCCCAGGAAGATGGTCGGGGCGGTGTTGACCGTCCGCGCCGACCGGATCAGGTCCCGGGCTAGCTCTCCGTCCGGACCTGCGAGAAGCTCAGCGATTTTGGGATGTCGACCCCTCCGCCGGTGTTCACGTTCTGCGCGCCGTTGGAGAGCTCGAGGAAGACCTTCGACCCGACCCGGGTCCGCAGCTTCTTCACCTGCTCCTCGGTCATGGCCGGCGCCACACAGCACCGGGCGATGAGCTTCGTGAAGTAGTCCGTGAAGTCGGCGGCGTCCGTGCTCTTCGGCCGGTGGGCCTTCTCGAATACCGCGAAGTCGTCGGCCGACATGCCGCGGAACCGGAACGGCACCGACGCGGCCGACATTTCACGGCGGTTCTGCGTCTGCTCGTCGGCGAGCTGCTGCGCCCGGGCCAGGGCGGTCTGCTCGCCGATGCTGGCCTCCGGGTCGACGAGGAGTTCGCCCCGGGCGGTGACGAGGGTGCCGAGCTCCTCGATGATCGCGTCGTCCTTGGCCTGGAGGTCGGCGCGCAGGCAGATGTAGACGGTGCGCTCGGGGAGCTTGGCCATGTCGAGGATCTCGTCGATGCTCAGCTGCACGAGGGGGGTGGCCGAGAGGTCGGGGACGTCGGGGCGATGGAACGGGGACACCGGCGCCGAGGTGGGGGTGGTGTCGCCGAGGGTCTGGTCGTCGTTCATGGGTGGTGCTCCTGTCGAGGTCGTCGAGGTGGGTGGGGCCGGGTTGTCGAGGTGCGGGTGGTGCTGGGTGGCGGGCGCCCTCGACAAACGCCCGCCACCCGTCCTGGGGTCGCCCGTGGGTCAGGCGGCGACCTCGATCTCGGGCCAGCCCTTCTGCGGCTCGAGCGGCACCCGGCGCTTGATGTAGCCGCCGGCGTTCTGCGGCCGCTGCGGGTTGTCGGTCAGGACCTCCAGGCCCAGGGCGATCTCGTCGCCTGCGGCCCACGCGGCGGTGGCGAGCTTCCCGTTCTCACGGACGTAGCCCCACACCGTGGTGCCCTTGGCCTTGACCGTCTGGAACGCCTCGTCCTCGGTCTCGTCGACGGCGCCGGTGACCGCGTCGAACATCCGGAACAGGGTGAGGCCGGCCTGGAAGTTGGACGCCGCGATCGCGTTCTTGTTGCTGGTGTCGCACAGGGCGCGCTCGGCGACCTTGTCGGAGTCGGTCGCCGACCAGTTGAAGTCGGAGGCGAGCACGGCGCACGAGAAGTCGATCCCGGCGTTGAGCTCGGAGGCGGTGGGCGCCGCGGGGTTGGCCGGCTCGTCGGTGAGGATGGTGAGCTTGACGTGGCCGTCGGCCAGTGACTTGGGCATGTCGTTCTCCTTCAGTCCCCGGCGGCCGGGGTCTCGGTGGTGCTGGGCGTGGGGTTCTCCGGCGTCGTGGTCACGACGTCGGTGCCTGGGGTGGCGGACCCGAGCGCGCGGGTCTCGGCCGCGGTCGCCTTCGGGGTCTTCCGGAACGGCCTGGAGAGCCGGGGGTTGGTCATGAAGTGCGCGGGGACGCGGTGCTTCTTGCCGGTGGCGGTCGAGTAGACGTCGACGAATCCGTCGTCCATCAGGGGTCCTCCTCGGGTGCGCTGGTCTGCCCCGAGGAGGTCTCGGGGTCAGGTGTGGGCGGTGAGCTGGTACTGCAGCGGCGTGTAGTGCCGGGGCGGGGTCTTCGCCTGGTCGATGAGCAGGCGCGGGTCGTAGCCGGGCGGGGTGCGCAGGGGGCCGCAGACGACGGGGCCGCTGGTGGTGGTGAGGACGCCGGGGGACCAGCGCCACAGGAGCGCGTCGATGCGCTCGACGAGGGCGAGGAGGTCGTCGACGTCGCCGGCGGCGGCCTGCACGGTGAACGGGGTCTCGAGGTCGACGTAGGTGTCGGCGAGGTCGGCCTCGTCGGTGGGGCGTCCGATGCCGGGGAAGAGGATGAAGTACGGGGCGACCCGCTGGTCGGTGGGCGACTTCGGGGGCGGGTCGGCGGGCGCCGGTGTGCCGACGACGAGGCCGTTCTTCGCGCCGATCTGGCCGTAGTAGCCGGTGGCGTTGGTGACGCCGACGAGGCGGGTGGCGACCGCCCGGCCGAGGATCCGGCGGGGGATCGCGGTGGCGGTCATCCGAGCACCGCCGCGGCGGCCAGCTGCGCGAGCGCCTCGGTGTAGCCGGGGACCTGCCGGTCGAACGCGGGCCCCATGAACGGGGTGCCGGACTGGGTGGAGGTCCCGTACTCCTGGAACACGCCGTACTCGGCAGTCGGCCCGATCTCGGCGGACATCTGGCCGGTGCGTCCGTCGCCGGTGATGGTGGTGGAGATGGAGCTGCGGAGGTTGCCGGTATCGACCGGGGCGAGTGCCTGGGCGTCGGCCTGGACCGCGGCGGCCGTACGCCGCAGGACCGCGGACCCTGCGGCACCGATGCGGGGGCCGGCGGCGGCGATCTGGGAGGCGACCGCGCGGGCTTCGGAGGTGTCGAGCGTGAACGACACGGCAGCCTCCTAGGCGTCGAGGGAGCAGAACATGTCGCGCTCGAACCGCTCGGTCCCGCGGACCACCTGCACGACCAGGAGGGTCTGGTCGTCGAGCAGGGCGTCCCCGGAGCCGGTGACCGTGACGAGGTCGAGCTCGTACGGGAAGAGGTGCGCCGGGACGGTGACGAGGTACTGGGCGACGACCTCACGGTCACCGGCGGTGACCACGGGCCGAGCCTGGGTCGCGAGCGCCTGCACCCGGCACGGGGTGTCGGCGGCGTACGGCGCCAGCGGCACCTCGACCATCTGCTCCAGCTCGTCGGACCAGTCCTCGGTGGTGCCCGGGTGCCGCAGCGAGCAGGTGCCGAGCATCGTGGCCTCGGCCACCGGCCGGTGCGAGGCGGCCCAGTCGACGGGGACGACCGGGGTGCCCGGCCGGCCCTGCGAACGCGTCGGCCGCATCGGAGTTCTCAGATCTCGATCGCGGCGACCGTCACCGAGGTGACGCCGCTGTAGGTGACCGCGACCAGCCGGTCGGTCGTCGTGTCCTCGAGGTCGGTCGGCAGGGGGCCGATGAGCTTCGTGGCGCCGGCGGCGACCGCGACGACGATGTCGGGCTCGGCGGCGCCGTACTTCGTGTTCCCGGGGACCGCGACGGTGACGTTGATCGAGCTGCCGCCGCCGTTGGTGACGAGGAGGGCGGTGTGGTCGCCGGCGTCGACCTTGTCGCCGCCGCCGGACGCAGCGGCCATGGTGATGGCCTGGCCGGTGGTCTTGGCCTTCTGGGTGGTGAGCGTGGCCATGACGGCCTCCTAGCGTGAGGTGGGGGACCGGTAGCCGGTCAGCAGAAGGGGTAGCGCGGGTTGCGCGGGTACTCGGTGAGCTCGGGGGGCCGCTGGCAGCCCGGGACCACGCTGACGAGCACGAAGCCCGCGTCGTCGGCTTCGTCGTCCTGGTCAGCCTGTGCGCGGAGGGCGGCGGCGTGCTTGCGCATCGCGTCTGCCACCTTCGCGCCATCGGTGGAGAGGTCCTGGGTGCGGAGCACCTTCGACGCGAGGGCCTCGTTGGTGGCGTTCGTATCGATCGCCTGCGCAGCCGCCCGCTTCACCGAGCTGCGCTCGAGGGTGAGGAACGCGTCGATCTCGGCGTCGCTGAACACGGCCGTGCCCTGGGCGCCCTCGGCGGCCGGGATGTCGTTGAGGAGGAGACGGACCTGGCCGGCCGGCGTGGACACGTCGTAGGTGAAGGTCGGGTCAGCCATGGTCTACCTCCTCGGGGTGGTGGAATCCGGCGGGCGGGGCGGGATCGCCACCCCGCCCACCGGACGGCTCAGATCAGGAGCCGAGGCTGACGTACGTGAACAGCGCGTCACCCTGCTGGTTGCCGACGATGTGCCGGCCCCGGTACTGGATGTCGTCGATCTCGAACGAGCCCTCGGTGAACGAGATCTCCCCGCCGCCGACGCGCTGGCCCGTGTCGGCACGGACCCGCAGGTCGGGCTGCTCGTGGCCGGCGAGCTTGGCCACCCACAGCGCGGGGCGGCTGCTCTTCGGCTTCGGCACGACGAACCACGTGGTGGCCGCCTTCGCGTGCTTGTTGAGGTAGTCGAGCATCGGGTCGACCACGTAGTCGACGTTCGCGAGCATGTTGTCCTCGGTGACCTCCCGACCGCTCGTGGTGGTCTTCACCTCGCGGACGGCCTTGATCCGCTGGATGGTGGTCTCCAGCGTCTTCGGCACGACCACGAGCAGCTCGGGCGCGGCGATCTTCTTGCCCGAGTTGGGGTCGGTCTTCACCGCCATGGCGTCGAGCACCGCGAGCAGGTTCACGTCGGTCAACGGAAGCGCCGTCGGGGCGTTGCCGTTGGCCGACTTGAAGAAGTTGGTGTTGACGCCGGAGGCCGTGTTCGTGGCCGGGTCGACGAGCAGCAGGTTCGACGCGGCCGCGATCATCTCGGTCTCGCGGGCCTGCCGGGCCAGCTCGCCCGGGAGGTCCTCGAGCTCGCCGATGGCCTCGTTGTTCAGCCACGCCTCCCACGAGATCGCGAACCGGCGACCGTACTTGGCGACCTGGATCGCGTACTCCGCGGCGCCGCGGCGGTCGTCGGCCGGGTACTCGGTCAGCTCGGGGACCCGCTCCATGCCGACCGTGTTGCGCCACCGCGACTGCAGCCGCTTGGGCCGGAAGTCACGCACGGTGGTGGTGTCGGTGTACTGGTCCCAGACCGTGGGGAGCTCGTCGTACTGCTTGAGCATCTCCTTGTCGAGCTCGGCGGACGCGGCAAGCTTGAAGTCGGACGTCGAGAACGCCTCGGCGAGCCGGACGTCGGCGCCCCACTGGTTCTGGAACGCCTCCGCGAGCATCTTGACCGCGCGGTCGGCCAGTGCCTCGCCGACCCGGAGGCGGCGAGGGCTGATGGTGCCGGTGAAGTCGGAGTCCGAGGCGGCCTCGGCCGCGGCGTTTCCGGACAGCAGCTGGATGGTCATCTCGTTGCTCCTCAGTTCACGATCCGGACGCGGATGACCTCGTTGGCCGTGGCGCTCTTGGCCTCGACGGCGTGACCGAACAGCGGGTTCGCACCCGAGTTGTCGGTCGTGGTCAGCACGTTGGTGGCGGTGATGATGTAGATCGGGTCACCGATCGCACGGGTGGTGGTGGTGGACACCGCCAGGTCGTGCACGCCGACGAGCCACACGGACGCGTTGCCGGTGGGGTTGCCGCCGCCGTAGTTGTACGACGTGTTGAGCGTGCCGTCGGCGTTGGTCGGCGAGACGTCGACCTTGGCCTTGTCGGTGGCCAGGACGCCGTTGAGGCCGCCGATGCGGACCGGGGAGCCGGAGACCCGGCCATCCGGGACCGGCAGGGACAGCTTGTCGCCGGAGCGGAAGATCTCGTTGGTGGACATCGGTCAGGCTCCCTTCTGCTCCGCGAGGGGGCGTCCCCACGGGCTGGTCGCGGGGCGACCGGACTCGGTCACCTCGGTGGTGGCGGAGGCGCCGAACCCGTGGACGCCGACCTTGGCGCCGAGGGTCGCGGCGGACTCCTTCGAGGCCTCGTCGAGGCGCTTGGTGAACTCGGTCTCGTCGAGGACCTTGACGCTGTCGGCCTCGACGACGGGGAGGTCGGCGAGCAGGGCGCGGGCCTCGAGCGGGGTGAAGACGTGCTCGGACTCGGCGATCAGGGCCTTCGCGCGGTCGGTGCGGGTGCGCTGGGCGTCGGCCTCCTGGAGCGTCTCGACCTGGGTCTTGAGGGTGGCGTTCTCGCTCTCGAGAGCGTCCACCCGACCGGCCGTCTCGGTGAGCCGGGTGTGCTCCGACTCCTCGATCTGGATCTTGGGCATGGTGTCCTCCTGGGACTCCGTAGCGGTGGTGGTGTTGCTGTCCGGTCGGGTGACCGGGACGTAGTTGGTGACGCGGCGCACCTCGGTGCGGTCGCCGGCCAGCGCGACGGCGCCGTCGCTGTCGGTGTAGGTCTGCGCGAAGACCCCGGAGTCCTCGCCGTCGGGGGCCTCGACCTCGAACCAGACGGTCATGACCTCGGGGTCCGGGTCGAAGTCGCAGACCCACACGTAGGTCTTCTCGCCGCCGTACGCGTCACGGACGACGGTCTGCAGCGCCTCGCGGGTGTCGTTCGCGGTGGACTCGACGATGCGGGCGGACTCGAGCACGGCGAGCACCCGGCCGCCCCGGCCGGCCCGGGTCACGAAGTCGACCGACGACAGGTCAGCCAGGCCCTCGATGATCGGGCCCCGGCGGCCCTCGGCCTCGCCGACGACGATGTCGGTCGCGGACCCGCGGATGGAGAGGCCGACGTTCTTCGTGAACGCCTCATCGGTGAGGAGGTCCTGGTACGCCTTGAGCGGGCGGACCTTCCCGCGGACGCCGCCCGTGGTCGAGTCGACGACACCGCCCTCTTCGATGACGGCCGCGAGGTCACGCACGGACCGCTCGGGCCGGTCGTGGTCCTCGGTGGCGGAGGGGTGGTCGAAGTACATGTGGGTGCCGACGGCGAACAGCGGTGCGGCGGCTTCGACGACCTCGGGGGAGTAGTAGCCGGAGGAGCCCCAGCCGGGGGTGATGAACTCGACCTCGAGGAGGCCGGCGTCGTCGCTGGTGGTGGCCTCGGCGAGCGTGCGGACGCTCTCGTGGAGAGGCTGGGGCATGGCGGGACCTCCCGGTCGCGGGTAGCGTTCGGTGGATGGGAGCGGACGACGACGTGGACTGCGTCGGGCACCTCTTCGACCTCCGCGAGGTCGTCGTGACGGGGCGTGGTGCCGACCAGGTGCGGGTCTGCGTCAGGTGCGGGGCACCGGCGTACGAGCCGGGTCAGGCAGCGTTGAAGGACCGCCGGCCGCCGCTCTGAGGAGCAGCAGACACGACATAGGAGTCACGCCACCCGGGGGTGGACCTGCGGGTGGCCCACGACGACATCGGGTAGGTCCCGTTTTGGTAGGCCACGTACCTGGTGGGGCCGAGGATCTGCAGCTGGGTGCCGGAGTCGAGGCCGTTGAACCAGGACGCCCCGTCGGGCATGAGCGACTCCGGCTCGGTGATGCCGGTGAACCCGAGCTCGGCCCACGTCTTCACGACCGGCACGCGTGCGCACCGGCAGTTCTGGTGCCCGAGCGGGCCGGGGTCGGACAGCGGGTGACGGGTGCCGTGCATCGACAGGCAGGCGGGGCAGACCCGGGCGGAGAGGTCCGCGGTCCAGATCCAGCCGGCCAGGACGTCGACGTGCTCGGCCTGGGCCAGCTGCGCGGCGGCGCGGTGCACGTCGAGGGTCTCGGTGCGGGCGATGGTCAGGGCCCGGGTCAGGCCGCCGTTGAAACCCTTGCGGGCCCGAGTCACCATCCGGGCGGCGGTCGCGCGCGGGTTGGTGCCCGAGGCGACACCGCGGAGCAGCTCGCGGCGCACGACGTCGTACGCCTCAGCCGACAGGGGCTTCGTGCGGGAGGTGATCTGCTGGGTGGACCGGTTCACCATCGCGGCGATCTGCCGCTCATCGACCCGCGACCAGGAGTCCAGCCCGTCGAGCAGGTCGGAGTTCGGCGGCAGCTGGGAGTCGATGACCGAGGCCTGCGCCCCGCCGGCCTGGTCGATCACCTCACGGAGGTCACCGACGATCCGGACACCGGCGTCAGCCGCGAGGGTCTCGAGCTGGCCGGCGATGACCGTCAGGGCCTTGCGGAGCCGGGTCGAGCGGAGCAGCTGGGTGCGGGTGACCCGGTCGCCGGCGACGAGCATGTCGACGAGGACCGCGGTGAGGTCGGGGGCGACCTCGTCCCAGGCGTTGGCCCAGGCGGACACGAGGTCCCGGGTCTGCTGGTCGGTGATCTTCTTCAGGTCACGCTGGATCTGCCGCTGCAGACGCAGGGTGCGGGTGGTGACGGCCATCAGGTGGACGTGTCGTCGTCGATGGTGATGTCCGACCCGTGGCACTCCGAGCACCAGAGCCGGGTCTGCAGGTGCATCCGGCCGGGGACGTGCACGGCGACCCAGATCCGGAACCCGGTCCCGAGCCGGCAGGTGTTGCACCAGTGCCCGGAGTCGTGGTCGACGTGCTCGATGCCGACACCGACGACCCGCAGAGCCATCAGATTGTCTCGCCGCGCATGGAGGCCGCGGCGCGTTCAAGCTTGGCGATTCGCTGTGACTCGTTGGAGATAGCGACTTCCAGTCGGTGATCGGTGATCTTGTCGCGCAGGGTTTCAAGCCAGTGGCGTCGTGAGCGGGCCAGCACGAGTTCGGTGTCGACGACCATCTGCGGTGAAGGGAACGACACGTCGGCCTCCTTGGGTTGAGACTGCTGGTCATGAACCTTGACGACGTACGCGGTCGGGCGGTCCTGACAGTGGAGGAGACCTCGGAGGTACTTGGGCTGGGCCGTGATGCGACCTACGACGCGATCAACCGGGGAGAGATCCCGGTTCTGCGGATCGGTCGGACGCTGCGAGTGCCAGCGCCGAAGTTGCTTGCGCTACTCGGTGCTGGCGATGACGCCGTACCGAAGCGCCTGGAGGTGTTCGGGGGAGCCCTCCTCAGCAGCAAGCAGCCGCTCACGGGGACTCTGCTCCTGGGCCGCGCGCTCGGCGCCACGCATGACGGCCTGCTCGATGTCGGCGGGGGTGAAGCCCGCAGCCTCCGCGTCGCGTTGATGGAGATTCAGCCGCCGAGCATCGTTCTCGATTGACGTGATGGGGGTCATGGCCTCTTGGGCGACATACCCGGCCACCATGAGTTCACCCATCCGCTGAGCACGGGCAATCGGGCCGGGCATGGTCATGGCTGGTTCCCCGTTCTGCGTTCGGCTCGGTAAATGCGGTAGTAGTCGGTGTTGGCGGCTCGGCACTCCACGCAACGACACCCGTACGTCGTGTACTTCCGGTAGGTGCCGTGGGGTTCGGCCTCGTCACGTTCCCTGGCTGCCTGCTTCTTCGCCTGGGCGGCCCTCGGCCCAGCAATGGCCAACGCGGCAAGGGCTTGCTCGGGGTCCCGGGAGGCTTCCAGCTTTGCGCGGTTCAGCGCTTGCGCCGCCTCACTCAAGTTCCGCTTCGCGCCGAGCGGCGTGGGCCCTCCGTTGAAAACCCCGGCAGCACGAAGATTCTGGGCATGTTCTGACCGCTGCGCATGGAGGTCCGGTGACGAGATGCTGGCGGAGTAGGTCAAGCCGGCACGGTCTCTAAGTTCGTTCCGGTCGATGCCGTGTGCGTGGTTGGTGTGTCGGGCCAAAAGTTTGAACGGGCCCTTGCCGCACCACGGACAGAGCAGTGCCTCGACTGCTCGTCGAATGGCTTCCGTGCTCGGCGGCATCACCGCTCGCGCTGGGTTAGGCTGGACGGCCTTCTCGCGGAGTTTCCTCGTCCGGAGGACCGATGTTTCGACCCCGCGGGTCCGGCTACGGTTCTGCTTCGATGTCATAGCCCTGCCGCCCATCCGTACTCGGGGGCGATCACGAGCTTCCGGTTGAGGTTCTCGCCCTTCGGCACGGCTTCGAGGTGCCGAAGGAAGTTCACGCACGCCCGGTTGTGGCACAGGTGGTCGACCTCGTAACCGTCGGGGATCGTGCCGATGAAGTGGTCGTAGGCCCAGCGGTGCGGCCCGACAGATCGGCTGCCGACGGAGAACGACCCGTATCCGTCACCGTTGAGGGGCCGTGTCCACTGCCAGCACCATCCGAGGGTGAGGCGGTGCGGCGGGAGGGGACCGAGCATGTCGACGTTCGACCAGAACCGGGCTTCGTCGTCCCCAACGATCCGGAGTGCGGCGGCTGGGCCGACCACGCCGGTTTCGATCACACGGGTGTAGTGCATCTCGCACATGCCCTTGATGATCCGCGGTGTCGGCTGGACACAGCCCTCGACGGAGCACGGGGGGAGCGGGGCGCCGGGGCTGCGGTAGCCGCCGGTCGGGTCACCGTGGCGGGCCCACCGCTGGTAGTGGTTGCGGCACCACGCTCGGTGAGTACGGGGATGGTCGCAGGTCTCCACGGCGCACACCGGGTTGGTGTGGACGGGGCGTACGACGCGCTCGGCGACACCGTGCTTACGCCAGAGCTGGTAGTGGGCTCCGCAGAGTCCGCGGGCCACGTGGGGCTTCTCGCAGTCGGGCTGGGAGCAGATACGATCGGTCATGCCGTTCACCTCTAGTCAGGTGGTCGGTAGGCCCTCAGGTGTTGACGCACCTGGGGGCCACTTGTCTTCCCCTACTCTACCTGTCGGTGGGCGGTCGGGACAGTGATCCCGAGGACGTCGCTCAGAATCTCGATACCGACAGCCGCGCCGGATTCGTCAAGGTCGATCTGGACCGTGTCATCGAACGCGACTGTCCGGCTCACATCGTTGTCCGACAACTTGATGTAGGCCGCGCGCGCTTCGGTGTCAACCTCGATAGTGATGTTCATCGCCGCTCCGTCCTTCCCAGAGACCTTTCCTCACTGGACGGTATCCGCTGGATCGAGTCCCTGCTGGTGCTGTCGCACAGCCACATCCCCAGCCGACGTACGCGGATCAATCCACTCGCCGTCCGGGCCTGTCATCTGATCGATCAGGTCGTCGATGTCCTCCAGCCCGAACGCCTTCGCGAGGAGCTTGAAGATCTCGACGGGCGGCATCTTCTCGGTGCCGTCGGCGTCGACGATCGCGGCGACGAGGTCCTTGAGGGGGGTGGAGTCGAACTCGGGCCAGTCGACCTGCACGGTTCGGTCGTCACCTTCGGGCATGGTGACGACCAGCCGGTCGCCGTCCTTGGTCACGGTGCCGCGCAGGGGGCCGCGGGGTGCGATGACGGCCTGGTCGATGACGTACCCGGCTATGTCGCGGAACAGCTCGGTGTGGACCTCTTGGCGGAGGCGGGCCATCAGTTCGAGGGGCTGGTCGAGGGTCTCGGCGGTGGCGCGGGCGCCGGTGGTGCCGGGGTCGCCGAGGAGCATCGTGACGGGGACCTCGAGGGCGGCCGCGACCAGGGTCGCGAACGGCTTGTGGGAGTCGGCGTCGATCTGGGCGCCGGACTTCGACACGAGGGACAGGGTGGTGCCCGGGTCGGTGACGGCCATCTGGCCCGGGGCGGCGTTCTGCACCTGCTCGACCGCGCGCTGCCGGGTCGGGCCCTTCTTCGCGGTGATCTGGCCGAGGATCCGGGTCAGCGCCCGCATGTAGACGGCCAGGTCCTCCAGGAACTCCTTGTCCATCTTCGCCCACGGCAGCGCGGCGAGGACGTCGCCGAGGCCGCGCCAGTCCTCGTCGGGGCAGTTCACCGTGACCGGGCGCATCGGGGCGTCCCAACGGATCTGCTCGCCCAGATAGGTGGCCGGCCGGGTGGCGGGGTAGTACCCGAGCTCGGGGTAGTAGGTAGTGCGGGGGACCGTGGTGCGGCGCCCGTCCTTGTCGACGACCACGGCGTTCCAGACCCGCTTGTACAGCCAGACGGTGCCCTCGTCCTCGGGGTCACAGATCCGGTCGACGATCTCGGCGGCCGGGATGCGGCGGATCCACACGCGGCCGGTGAGCCGGTCGGTGGGCAGCGCCCAGAACTGCTCGCCGCCGGTCGCGAGCTTCCGCTCGTACCGGGCCTGTGCCTCGGATGAGGTGAAGGCCCGCCGGTTCGACTTGTCGTCCCAGAACGCCCGCCACACGGCGTTGACGTCCTGGCCGGTGGATCCGTCGTCGCGGATGGTGACGTCGACGCCCTGGCCCCAGATGTAGGCGATGCGCAGGTTCACGCCCCGCTTGATGAGGGCGTTGCCGGTCGCGGACAGGTCAGCCAGGGCCGCGATCTGCTTGCGGCCCTCGTTGGTGAACCGGGACTTCTCGAGCCCGATGCGCTGCCACCCGATGTCGTCGCGGTACAGCTGCTCGAGGTCGGCGTACGCCTCGGCGAGCATGGCGTGGTCGGCGCGCTGGGCCGCCAGCTCCTCGGTCACGGCCGGGAGGCTGCTTGAGGGGGAGAGGGCTTCGCTGATCCTGGCGATGAGTCCCACGACGATCACCCCTTCCCAGGCACGGTGGTTAGACGGGACTGCCGTAGTAGCCGCGAGAGTCGACGACGTCGAACTCCTCGGCCTGCATGAGGTGCTCGTCGACATAGGCGACGTCGGCGAAGAGCAGCATCAGAGTGTCGGCCCGGTCTGGTGACGGCAGGCCCCGCTTCTTCATGTCGTCCTTCGACTCGATGAGGACCTGCCCGCGGGAGGTGTACTTGAACTTGAGCGACCCGAGTTGGGCAGCGAGCTCGTCGTCGTCGGGGTCGATGTCGATGTCGCCGTCTTGGAACCGCTCGCGCAGCCCCCAGAACCACTCTGCGCGAGCGTTCTTGAACCGTGCCGAGTCGAGAGCCGCGGCGCCGGCCTGCATGTCGATGACGGGGTAGCCCTGCTCGGCGAGCTGGTCGACGACACCACCGCCGACACCGACACCGTCGACGCGGATGTCCTGCAGGTTCCCGACGTCGTGGGTGTGGGCGATGACCCTGCCGGCGGTCTCGGTCGTCGCCTGCTTGGAGTAGGTGCCGAGTGCGCGGGCGACAGGTCCGAGGCGTTGCATGACGACGGTCTCGTCTGAGCCGTAGCGGGCGACGTCGACGGCGAGGTGTGGGTCGGTCACGTCCTCGTTGAGGACCCGCTTCTGGGCGGCTTCGATGAGGGCCGGGCTGATGAGGGTGTCGTCGCCGACCTCGGGGAACTCGCCGAGGACCTTCGACAGGTACCGAGGTGAGGTCTCGCCCCACCGGCGCTTCTTGTCCTCGACCCACTCCGGATCGAGGAGCAGCGGTCGGAGCTTCTCCGAGACCAGCTCGTCGGTGAAGTTCGGGGTGTCGAACGCGCTGATCCCGATGACGTTGAAGCTGGACCCGGGCTTGCAGACGGCCCCGAACTCGGTGGAGGGGTCGTCGGGGTTCCCGATCGCGAGGATGCGGCAGTCGGCGTTGGTGGTGATTGCCTCGACCGCGGTCCACAACTGGTCCGGCACACCGCAGGCCTCGTCGAGGATGACGAGGACGTAGCGGCGGTGGATGCCCTGGAAGCCGTGCTCGTCTTGGTCGGCGGGCTTGCGGCCGTACCCGACGATGGTGCCGTCGTCGAGTTTCCACTCGTCGGACTGGAGCACGCGGCCGGGGAGGGATCCCTGCTTGTGGCGCTTGCGGATCTCTTCCCAGAGGATCGCGTGGACCTGCTTGTAGGTCGGCGCGGTGGAGACGACGAACGCTTCGCCGGGCGGGTGGGTGTCGATCCACCAGGCGGCGATGACGGAGGCGATGAAGGACTTGCCGGCGTCGTGGCAGGAACGGACGGCGGTGCGGCGGTTGTCCTTGACGGACTTGGCGATCTCGCGCTGCTTGGACCAGAGCTCGAGGCGGAGACGCTTGCTGGCCCACTCGACGGGGTCGGTGAGGACGGGTTTCTCGCGGAGGCCGACGAGGTCGCGGCGGATGCTGTCGAGGAAGGCATCGCCGGTGGGGTCGAAGAGATCGGGGCCGGTGGAGGCGGTCATGGATCACCACCCCCTGGACGTGCGAAAGCCTCCGGCACCGGGTTTCGGGTACGGGAGGCTTAGCACGAAAGATGACACAGAATCGAGTGGAACGCAACAACATCTGCCCAAGACGGGGCCGGATCGGGGCCGTCACGGGGCAGAACTACCCGAACGGGCCATCTCTCGTAGGCCACCACGGCGGGCGGTCGGTGGGGAGCCCCGCGCGCAGCTGCTCGGCGTACGCCCGGGCCCGGATCTTGGCGTCCTCGAGCCGGATGTACGCCTCCGCCAGCTGCACGACGATCGGCTGGTCGCTCACAGCTGCCACGCCGGGTCGTAGTCGGGGTGGTCGGCGTACACCGCCGCGAAGGCCTTGACGACCTCAGTCAGCGCCCACCTTGAACCGGCGGCGGTGTCGCCAGAGCCCTCGTGAGCGATCAGCGACTCCACGATCCGCCGCTTCGCCTGGCACTCGGCGAGCACGCGCGGTCCGTTGAACCGCGATGCGAGGTGATAGTGCGCCCACGGTGCCGACTTGTTGTGGCGATCGTGGCCGGTTGCCACGGCCTCGTCCTCGGCGATCCGCGCCAGCAGGAACTCCGTGATGCTCATGCGCCCATCCTCTCGCTCTGCGCCCACTCCGCCTCGAACCGCGCCACTCGCGCCGGGTGAATCCCCAGCCGCCGGCCCGCCTCGTCGACATCCTCACCAGCCTCCACCGCAGCCCGCAACGACGCCCGCTGCAGGTCCAACCGGGCACGCTCCGCGGCCGCCCGCTCAGCACGCTCCACAGCCTTCGCCGCCTGGTCAGCCACCGACTGCCACTCCACCAGCTGCTGCCCCCACGTCACACCCCGCGACCACCGGCACAGCGCCACCACATGGTTGCGCTCAACCCACCGACGCACCGTCGCCGGCGGGATCGGCACACCCGTCATCGTGGTCGCCGCCTCCGCGGCCATCGAAATGTGCGTCCACCCGTCCGGGCCGCCCTTGAGGAGGTCGGACCGGACAGCGTTCGCGTACTCGCCGGGCGTGTAGTGCTTCCTGCAGCCGAGGCACTCCCACGACTGGCCGACGGACGGGTCCTCGACGCCGCCCTGGCCGACCTTGGACTCGACACACGCCTGGCACGGCACCCGGGCGGCGGACTCCTCCGCCTCGGTCGGTGTGCGGCGTGCCGCGCGGAGGTCGGCGTACGTCGGGTCACCCAGCTCCGGGTACGTGCGCAGGACGGCGACCCGCGCGGCCGCCGCGCGCGCCTCCCGTTCGACGTCGCCGAGGTGCTTCCGTGCTGGGGTTGAGTGGCGGCACGGGCGCGGGTCGCCGAACCGGCGGACCAACCGCTCCCCGCACTCGAAGCAGGGGACACCGCGCTGGGGGTCCTGCTCGTCGTGGAGGACGCCCTCGAGCTCGCGGCGCAGGGCGAGCATGTCGCGGGTGAACTCGCCCCAGTCGGGGCCGTGCATGGTCTGGGCTGCGTTGGTGAGCTGGTCGGCGAGGTAGCGGGTGATCGCGGTGACCGGGGCCCGGTCCTTCCTGGATCTGGGGGTGTGGCCGAAGTGGTGGCGCCACTGGTGCTCCCAGCCGAGGAGGGGGAGGAGGACGGGGACGAGGTCGTCGTCGGCGTGGTCGAGGGCGAGGAGGTCTGCCTTCGGGTTGTCCTTGTGCGGTCCGAAGTTGGTGGTGAGGTCGTCGTACCCGGCACCAGCGCGCGCGAGGATGACCATGGCGTCGCCGCCGGGGATGCGGGCGCCGGCGACTTGGAGGCCGTTGCCGCGGGCTGCTTGCCAGCGGAGGTGGCGGGCGAACCAGCGGATGTCGTCGAGGTCTTTGCGGACGATGCCGATGCAGTCGGGGCAGGTGACGGGGTGCTCGCGGGTGGTGTGTTCGCGGCCGCAGGTGGTGCAGTGGTCGGCCGTGCAGGGGGCGCAGCCGTCGTGGCCGGGGCAGGTGTTGGGGTAGGTGGCCAGGGTGGGGCAGTCGGGGGCGTGGCCGCGGGTGACGCGTTGGCCGAGGCGTCGGTCGAAGTGACAGGGCTTGGGCTTGCGGTGCTCGGTCACGCGGTTCCCTCCAAGGTCGCGTAGGTGTTGCGGTCGCGGCTACGGTGCTGAGCCATGACGGAGTGGTGGAACGACGAGCAGCTGAACGAGCTGCGGGTGGAGCACTTGCGCACGCTGGCGGCATGGCACGAGCTGCGTCCTGACGCCGCGGACATCGACGCCGAGCTGAACGACGCGGCCAAGACGGCCAAGACCGAGGCAATGGAGGCTGAGGCGGCGTACGACGCACGTCGTCGGGAGCTGGGCCTGCTGTAGTCGGTCACGCTGGGTCTGCCTCGGCTGCGTGTCCGACGGCGATGTCGGCGACCCGACGTACGACCTCGGCCGCGGCGGACCGGCGGCCGGCGTACTCCCCGAGCAGCGCGGTGAGCTGCGCGTCGTAGGTGCTGGTCGCGTCGTCCTGGGATCGGCGGGCATCGCGCACAGCCTGGTCTGCCTCGCCCCACCAAGTGGTGCTCATGGGATCTTCACCAGCCTGCCGAGCGTCACGCAGCCGAACCGCCCAAGCCGCAGCACGTACCAGCGGGGCCCGTGCCAGGTGACTCCGAGGTCGCCTCGGAGCCCGAGGGGTAGCCACCCGTCGGGCCGGTAGTCGACCTGCCACCCGAAAGCGCGGACGGCGTAGACCTGGTGGCGGCTCATGCCTGGTCTCCCGTGTCCTGCCACAGCGCGGGCATGGGTCGGTGCCACAGGCCCAGGTCCTCAGCGGCACGGGTGAGCGACGAGGCGCCCGCGGCGGCCGCGATGCGTCGCACCGTCTCGGGCGTGACGTCAGCGGCCGCGAACCCGAACCCGAGGAACGGCGGCGGCACGTAGTCCGGATCCGCGTCGTCGGACGACACCCGCACGGGCCCGGACGCGCCGAGCTGCAGCGACGGCGTGCGCCGCTCCGGGTCGAGGTGGTGCCTCACGCGGTCACCTCCAGCGGCATCCGCAGGCACGCCGTCGCAGGCACCGGCCCCTCGGCCCAGTCGTTCGAAGACCACATCCCGCCGCGGCCATCGGGCGCGACGACGTCGACGAACCGGCCGACCTTCCACGTCGGGATCGTGGAGTCCTGGCCGGCGGGGACGGAGACGAGCCAGGTGCACTCGTCGACCAGGATCGCGCCGCACCACTGGCAGCGCTGACGTACGACGGTGCCCTGCTCGGTCTGGAAGTCGACGACTGGGCCGGCGAGGTGGGAGACGACGGTGGTCATGACGTCCGCTCCCATCCGGCGTCGACCATCAGCTGCGCGAGCGCCTCCTCGGAGATGATCACGACCCCGGACGGCTGGACCTCGATCTCGATCCGCTCGACCAGGCCGACATCAGCGACGCCCGGGACAACCTCGCGGGACCAGCCGTGGACGTGCCGGCCGGGCGGCGCCCAGTCGGGATCCCAGGCGAGCGGCTTGGTCTCCGCGTCACCAGGGACGTGGGTCTCGCAGCGGGTGTGCTCGACCATGTCCCCTTCGTGCACGCCGGTCAGCACGGCGACGGTGGCGCGCAGGTGGCAGGCCTCGGCGCAGCAGGAGCCCGGGTGGATCAGGGACACCGAGCAGGTGCGGATGTCGTCCATGGGTCAGCTCCCGTTCCGGTCGTCGACGACGTACTGCTCGAGCCCGGGATCCCACGAGACCTGCAACGTGCTGTCGTCCACCCGGACGTCGAGCGGGCTGTAGGCGTCGAACACGACACCGGTGTCGGTCCGGGCGTCCGTGAGGTGGCGGAGCGCTGCGGCGAGGCGGTGGAGCTGGTCGGCGTCGAGCTTCAACGGGGCGCTCATCGGGTCACCGCCGGCTTGTCGGTGCAGCCGCACTCGGGTGTGTGCCGGTCCCCGTGCTTCCCGTCCGGGCCGGTCGGGCGCATCCGCTCGCACTCGTCCATGACCAGCCGGATCCGCTCGAGGTGGCTTTCGATCGTGCCGCCTGCGTTGAACCCGGGGCGTTCTCGCTCGAGCGCGTGGAGGGCGGACTCGACGACGCAGAGCGTCTCGAGGAGCGTCTTCGGCGGCAGGGGGAGGGCGTAGGTGTGGATCGGTGCGCGCAGCCAGTGCGCCTGGCGCTGCTCGGGTGTCTGCTGGGTCATCGGTCCTCCACGGTGTGCATCTCGGGCTCGGGGTCGGGCTTCGGTAGCGCGCGCTGCAGCTCAGCGAGCGCCGCGTCACGGCGTTCCTTCGCCCGCTCGAGCGCCCGGTACTTGGACTGGGCTTCACGCCACGCCTTGTTCGCCTTCTCGCTGGCGGTGTCGTGCGCCGCCTGGGCCACGTCGACGGCGGCCTGTTCGCGCTCGACCTGGGCGAGGAGGCCGGAGCGGATCTCGGCGGGGGTCTGGGCTGGTCGGGTCTCGGTCATCGGGTCTCCTGGGTGTCGAGGTGGGTGATGCGCTTGCGCGCGAGGAGCTCGCCGGTCTGGCGGGGGTACGAGATCGGCTCAGCGATCCCGGCAGCGATCGCGCACTGGCGGACGGTCTCGGTGACGTCGAAGTGCTCGCGGTGCGTGCCTTCGTGCTGGATCCACTCGGGCCGGAGCCCGAGGTCGAGGGCGGCCTGCATCAGCTGGTCGTGGGCGTAGGGGCCGTCGGCCATGAGGTGGGACCAGCGCGCCGGGCGGCCGGTGAGGTTGGCGCGGCGGCGCATGTCGTCGACGTAGACGGTCATCGGTCCTCCTGGTTGGCGAGCTCGAGCAGGACGTCGGCGTGGCAGGGCTGGTCGAGCGGGCACCAGCACGCGAGGTCATGTCCTCGCAGGTCAGCTAGGCGAGCGCGGAGTCGCTCGTGGCTCGCGGAGTACGCCCAGGAGAGGTCAGCCGCGCCGGTGGTGGTCGACCTCTCCACGACGCCGGAGGGTGACCCGAGCCAGCGGCGGAAGAATGCAACGGCCTCGGCCCTGGCTTCGGCCTCAGACGAGACGCTGGCGATCAGTGGGCCGACGTCGCCCGCCCACACCAGCCACCTGCCACGGTCACCGAGGGCACGCCCTCGTTCGATGACCGCCGGGTTACCGAAGACCGTGGGCCGGCCGACGTAGACGGCACCATCGGGCATCCGCCAGCCGGCCGTACGACGACGCTGGACCCGTCGAGGGGCAACATTCGCGGGAACGTTATTCACGCGGAAGTCACCTCCCCGGCCACGACGACGTCCCCGGCCCCCAACTTCCCCAGGAACGTCCGGACCGCGAGGTCCCGATCAGCCGGCAGCAGCTCGAGCACCGCGAGCGCAGCCCGGAACGCGCTCGTGACCAGCGACGCCCGCTCCTGCTCCAGCTCCACATGCCGCTCAGCGATCCCCATGTCATGCGCCGTCTTCGCGAACCGCACCACCCGATCCCGCTCCGCCGCCTCCAGAACCGCCAGACCACGAGCACGCTCACCCGTCTCCACCCGGCCCCCACCGTCACGCCCCACGGCGTACGTCGCACCAACCAGGCCCGACTCCTCCTCCACCTCCAACTGCCACCGCAACATCTCCCCGTACAAGTCCGCCCGCATCACCGCCACCCGCAGCTGATCGAGCACCACCGTCCCCGGATCCAACGACGGCACATCCGCCGACCGGGCCGACGACGACCACGCCGCGAGGTTCGCCTCACCGATCGCCTTCGCCATCGCGCTCGAGCGGCCAGCGTGCATCCGACACGTCGCCATCCCACGGATCGCGTTGCCGTGACACCGAACCCCAGAGCGCTTCGACGGACGAGCGCACTCCCACCGGTCGTGCTCGTCGCACCAGGTTGCCCCGGACAGACGCATGGGGTCGTCGTCACGCAAGGGCTCGGTGGTCATCGGATCGACCTCGTCCCTGAGGTCGTCCCCGGGACGAGCTGGTTGGTGGTTTGTGTAGGTCGTCGTGGACGGCTCCAGTGACCTCGTCCCCCCGAAGGGAGGGGGACGAGGGACGAGGTCACTTGGGGGAGGTCGTCCCGGTTGTGGGGACGAGGTCGGGACGAGGTGGGACGAGGTGGGGTTTGGTGGGTCACGATGCCTCCGTTTCGGGGTGGTCGAGGGGGCCTCGGAGGGTGCCGTCTGAGGGGTCGTCGGAGGTGCTCTCGTCGGTCTCTTGGGGGTCCTGGCCGTCGTGGTAGTAGGGCTTGTTGTGGAAGTGCTGGATGGCGCCGCGGTTGCCGGTCTTGACGCCGACGTACTGGCGGGAGACGAGGAGCTCGAGGGCGAGGCGGATGGTGGTGGCCTTGCCGTTCATGGCGCCTTCGATGGCCTTCTTGGACATGCCGGGGTTGAGCTGGACGTAGCGGCTGATCTTCTCCATGAGGACGGTGGGTTCGAAGGTGTCTCCGGCGCGGCCGGATTCGGCTCCGGGGGGCATGAGGTGGGCGATGAGGACGACGTCGGAACGGGTGGCGTCGAGGGTGAACTCGGCGATGGTTTTGCCGTGGGTGTGTTCGCGGACGTGGCCGGGGCGGTCCTTGGCGACTTCGACGCGGGCGAGGCCTCGCTTGCCGCGGGCGAAAGGTTGGAGCATCTTGACGATGTAGGCGACGCCGTCGATGCCGGCGAGCTTGTGTTGGGCGCCGAGGGCGAAGCGATCTTGGCGTTCCTTGTCCTTCACGACGTGGTCGATGAGGACGACGGCGGGGCCGTGGTCGGCGATCCAGCGGGGGAGGAGGCCTTGGAAGAGGGCGCTGTCGGCGTTGGAGTTGAGGTCGTAGCCGTGCATGGTCATGGCTTCGGTGACGCCGTCGAGGATGACGAGGCGGGCGTCGGCGATGGCGGGTCCGAGTTGTGCGCGGCCGTCGTCGTCGAGGGGTCGGTCGGGGCGGATGTAGTCGAAGTGGTCGCGGATCTGGTCGGGGGTGGCGCCGAGGGCCATGAGGCGGCCGATGACGCGGTCGGCTCGGTCTTCGAAGTCGACGAACACGACGCGTTGGCCGTCGGCGATGAGCTGGAGGGCGGCGATGAGGGTGAGCCAGGTCTTCCCGGATTCGGATTCGCCGGAGATGGTGTGGACGGCGCCGTCGTAGAGGAGGAACACGCCGTCGGTGCGCATGAGCATGGTGGGTGGTGGGTCGAGGTAGTCGCCGGTGAGGACGGAGGCGAGGTCGACGGGTGACCAGGTGGTGGGGGTGGGGAGGCCGGCGAGGTTGTCGCGGGCTTCGGTCATGGCGGCGGCGGTGTCGTTGAGTGCTTGGTCGATGTCGGTGTCGGGGCCGGGGGACCAGAGGCGTTGGAGGTTGCGTTCGTGGGCGGCGATGGCGCGGCGGCGTCGGGCGAGGGAGTCGACGCGGTGGGCGTAGTAGTCGACCTGGAGGTCGGCGCCGGCGTCGTGTGCGCGGGTGGCGAGCTCGTGGAGGGTGAGTGCGTCGTGGCTGTTGTGGAGCTGCTTGGTGTCGAGGAGATGGGCGACGACGGCGGTGGGGGTGGTGGGTTGGCCGAGGCCGTGGAGGTGGGTGAGTGCTCGCCAGAAGGTTTCGTGCTGGGGGAGGTGGAAGTCGGCGGCGGTGATGATGCGGCCGCAGGTGTCGATGGTGTCGGGGTTGTTGAGGGCTGCGCCGATGACGAGGGCTTCGAAGCCGGCGTCGTGGGGTGGTGTGCGGTCGCGTCGGCCCGGGCCTGGGTCGGGGGCAGGGGGTTCTGGCTCTGGGTGGTCCCAGGGCGGTGGTTCGTCGACGATGGGTGGTCGGTCGTCGGTGTGGGTCAAGGCCTGGTGTCCCTCGCGGTCCGGTGGGGAAGCGGATGTCGGGTGGTGGTGCTGGGTGCGCCCGGGGAGTCGGCCCGCCGCGGCGGCATGCGACGGCGGCTCCGGTGCCGTGCTCCCCGGGCGCGGTCTCAGGCGGCCGGGTCGGGCGCGGGAGCAGCGAAGGGGTCGGGGACGGTGCGGAGCTCGGGGTCGTGGTCACCGTCGTGTTCGGCGGTGAGCTCGCAGCCGGGGTGGGGGCAGCTGTCCTCGTCCTCAAGGGCCTCGTCGACGTCGGCTTCGTCGTCGGGGTCGGGGAGCGGCTCGTCGGCGTCGTCGCGGTCGCGGTCCTGCTGGTGGACGGCGGCGGTCTCGAGGAGGCCGCAGACGTCGCAGACGGGGCCGTGCTCGGTGTCGTCGGTGGAGAGTGTGGAGGCGAGGTAGGGGTGTGGTCGGTGCTTGGCGCCGGCGGCGAGTACGTCGTTGACCTTGGGCTCGATGTCATCGCCGGTCTGGATGGTGAGCTGGCCGTCGGCGAGCTGGCGTTCGTAGTGGAAGGAGCGGGCGAGTTCGCGGAGGTGGTTCTCGGTGTCGGCGTTGGGGGCGGGTTCGACGGTGAGGATGGAGAGGACGACGGATTCGTCGCCGGAGCGCTTCTCGGAGCGGGCTTCGGAGACGAGTTCGACGACGGCGAGGACCTTGCGGCCGAGGTTGTTGTGGAGGGTTTCGGCGAGGTCTTCGGTGATGCCGGTGGACTGGCAGCCCTTGGCGGCGATCTTGGCGGTGGTGGTCATGCGGGGTCTCCTGTCGAGGTGGTGGTGCGGGGGCTGGTGATTTCGCCTGGCCCGACGGCGTGGAGGTCGGGGTGGGTGGCGAGGTGGTCGCGGCGTGCGAGGGCGGCGCGGTGTTCGCGGTCGACGGCGTCGAGTTCCTGGCGGAGGGCCTTGGCCTTGGTGTTGAGTCGCTCGACGGCGCGGTTGGCGATGGCGAGCTGCTCTTCGGCGCGTTGTCTGGGGGTCTTCTGCTGGCGGGTCACGACCGGTCACCGCCGCTCTGCTGAACGGGCCTATAGACCGGACGCCATGCCGAGACGAGCGAGCCAGGGAGGTCGCACTCAGCGAGCCGCCGAGCCGCCTCATCGCCGTAGGCCACGAGACACGACGGGGCGCCAGAGTTCGCTGGGGCTCGGGTGCCGTCGGGGTAGTGGAAGTGGAGCCGTCCGTGCAAGAAGAGCACGGCGTCGGCCTTGTTCCAGACCTGCTCGACGAACCCGGCCGTCTCGGTGCGGGCGAAGATAAGGGCGATCCCGTTACCGTGCTCGGCGAGCCGGTCGAGCCACGTCCACGCCTCGGAGCCGTAGGGCGGATTCAGCCACACCATTCCGTGCCACGATTCCGCGAGACCATCCGTCGGGAGGATGTAGTGCTCGTCTGCCGTGACCCAACCGGGAGCCGCGCAGGGGTCGAGGTCGAAGTGTCCGAGCGCCTCGGTGATGTGCGGCGGCGTGAGCCACGTCGTGGTCCCGGCGCGGTGTGACTGGTGAGATCCCATCGCTCGCCCGGTCGGCTCCGCGCGCAACTCAATCTCGGCGGATGGTGTGGTGCTGTTCTCGGTCATGCGGCGGTGCCTTCCTGGCCGTGGGTGGTGGCCGGCTGCAGGGCGACTTCCCCATCGACACCTGCAGCCGGCCGGGGTCCCGCGGTGGCCGGGGTCGAGGCGACCACCGCGGGGATCTGGGGGAGGACGCGCACGGGGACGCGGTGGGCGGGGCACTCGTAGATGAGGACCCAGGGGGTGACCCGGCCGGAGCCGGGGACGTGGACGGATTCGGCGAGGGTCCAGCGGCCGCCGCCGACGGGGCGGGCGTGTGCCTGGCCGAGGAGGAGGGGGATGTCGTGGCGGGCCTGGGCGCAGAGCGCGATGAACGGGAGTCGTTCGTTGGTGATGGGCCAGATGGCGCGGAAGGTGAAGGTCATCGCCGTCTCCTGAGAGCTTCGGGGTGTGCGTCGAGGTAGAGGTCGATGAGGTCGTCGGGGACGCGACCCCGTTCGGGGAACGGGTGGCCGTAGGTGCTCGCCCACTGGCGTACGACGGACGCGGGCACGGCGTCACGGCGCTCCTGGCGGCGGCGGACCTCGGCGGCGTTCTGCAGCTCGGTGGCGCGCCGGGTCCGTGCCTTCTCGATGACGCGCTCGGCGGCGATCTCGGTGTCGAGCTGCTCGCGGAGGCGGATGAGCCGGTCGAGCCGGGACTCGTGGGTGATGCCGGTCATGACACACCTCCGCTGAGGTCGAACACGATCTGGGAACTCAGGCGGTCGGCGGCCTTCTCGCACTGGCTCTCCCGCTGCTCGATTCCGATCGCACGGCGACCGGTGATCCGAGCAGCGTCGAGGGTCGAAGAGGAGCCCGCGAACAGGTCCACCACCAGTCCGCGCGGGGGCACGGCGTACTCGACCAGCGGCACGACAAGGGGGACGGGCTTCTCGGTCTCGTTTATCGCGCGGCCGTGCATCGAGCGGTGGTACATGACCGAGCGCATGATGCGCGGGCCGCCGTCCTCAGAGGTGTAGTACGACGGACCGCGCGCACCCTGGTGGTGCGCGGGCTTGGCCTTGCGGCGGACAGCGCGCGGGGTCGCGTCAGGCGTGGTGGGCACCTCGTGGCGGATCTCAGACCACTTGCCGCGGTAGAAGTGGAGCGCGTGCTCGTGGACCCGGGAGAACCGGTCTGCTGCGAGCGAGGAGCCGTTGTGCTTCTCCCAGACGATGTCCTGCGAGAGCTTCCAGTCGCCGAACTCGTCGCGGCGATCGAGGAACATCCGCATGGACCCGAACACCCACATCGAGCGGGCGTACTGGGCGGCGATCGACGGCCAGCCGTCGGGCCAGCGGTCCCACTCGAGGTTCGTCTCGGCGTAGGGCGGATCGGTCACGATCGCGTCCACGTCGATAAGGTCGAGGCGCGGCAGGATCTCCTCGAACTTGCCGTGGTACAGCGTCACGAGGTCGTCCGAGTAGTACGGCGTCACGATGCCACCTCGAGCCACGCTTCGACCGGGCGGACGGGCAGGTCGAGTGATCGGGCGATGTGGACCTCGAGCGCGGCGCCGCGGGAGTCGCCCCAGCCGGGGAGTGTGGCGATCCCGTCGCACTCGGCGATGTCGAGCAGCGAGGCGCGCATGTAGTCGAGCCAGGTCGAGCAGCCCTCGCGGCCGGACTCGCGGGCCGGGTTGATCGGTTCGATGCCGACTGCCGCCAGCTGCTCGGCCGCAGCGTAGAAGGCTGGGTAGTTGAACTCGGGCAGGCCAGTCATGGGCCCTGCGACGTAGACCTTCATCGGGTACCTCGCTGATTGCTGTTGTGACAGGGCAGGCACCGGACGACGTGTGGCGCGCTGGTCGGGCCGCCGCACGCCGTGCAGATCTGCACGCGGCGGGGCCGGCAGGCGAGCGAGCAGTACCGGCCGCGCTGGCGGTCACTGTGCGGCTGGAAGGCGACACCGCAGGTCTCACAGGTGCGGGTCCTGCGGGCGTCTCCGCGGAGCATGGTGCTCTCGTGGTTGGCGACGGCCACGGCGATCCGGGGGTGTGCGGGGTCGTGCTCGATCACGCCGAGCACCGCGGTCACCTGGTCGTCGTCAGCCCACACGAGGCCGGACTTCGTGATGCCGTCGAGCACAGTCTTGAGGAGGTTGTCGACGTCTACGCGGTGGCGGTTCGACCGGTAGAAGACGGCCGCGACGGCGACGTTGCCGGCGAAGCGGTCACCAGGGCCGCTGCCACGGCGTACGGCGTTGGCAATGTCGAGCTCGGCGTCATCGGTCCGGCCGACGGCGTAGCGGCGTGACTTCTCCACCCGGACGCGAGACTTCGCGATCGGCTCGCCCTCCACACGGAAGGCGTAGACGTCATGGTCGAGGGCGCCTGTGGCGACGACGAGGCCGGTGGCGCGAAGGATGTCGAGTTGGCTGCGGGTAGCATCCACTGCCAGCCCCTCTCTGCTAGTACCAGATGAGCGGGTCAGCCCTCGCGTGGTGTTACCAGCACCCGCGGGGGCGTCCTCATTATCGCAGGTCAGAGGCCATTTGGTCATGATCTCGGGCATGTCAGATCACCTCCTCGAGGATGATTTCCACGCCTGGTTTCGCCGGTGCTAGCTCGTGCTCGCCGGCGTAGAACTTCCGGGCGTGGACGTCGATCACGAGGCCGTCGTCGACCCAAACTTCGGCGTCAGTCAGCGCGTCAAGAACGGCGCGCTGCAGCTTGTCCAGGTCGTTCTTCGCGACCGGGTAGCGCGGGGCGCTGTCCCGGATCAGGGCGGCGTTCCTGCCGGTCCTGTAGTGGCTCCCGGGACGTGGAAACGCGAACCGCAGCCACACGCGGACGGGGCCGGTGATGGTGTCGTGGTAGCGGCAGGCGTCGGCGGCCTGGGCCTTCACGTGCTTGCGCCAGGGGTCGAGGACGTCGTCGTTGTTGTCGAGGATGACGGCCCGCTTGCCGTGTCGGCCGATGCGCTTGGATCCCTGGGGAATGGGGGTGCCGTGGACGCGGATGGCGATGCGGCCGCCGAGGCCGGGGAGGGTGGTCAT